GTATCGTGTAATGTTTCTCTTCCTATTGTTGAAGTAATAACTGCAATACTATTAGTCATAATTTACTCCATGTAATTTATGTATAATTTTACAGTCCATTGTTTGCTTCAATTAATTTTTTGCTATCATATTTTTTAACATTAGTTACTTTTACAATATTTTTGGTATCTGGTATTAATGGTGTTATCGTAACATTATGAAGTTTTAATTTAAGGTCTTTTAACCATGAAAGTTCCGTAGGTTCTGAAGTCATAAGACCAGACCATACAAGTTTACCTGTGCTATCAAACTCTTCTACAAGCCATGCTAACGGTTTCATTAATAAAATACCATCCTTCCTATGTGGACTACTTTCTTTTTATTCCAAATAAATTGCATATCTATACTATCATCATGAAAATACAAGCTATTTGCAACTGGGTTAGCATACTTCTTAAAAACTAATGTGTCAAGTACAAGTAATTGAGTTTCTAAAAAGATTTTTTGATCGGGTTTAGATTGCTTACCATTTACATAGTTTTCTACTCCTATGAACTGCCCACGACTATATACAACCTCACAAGCATCTTTGCCAAATCTTTTAGACCTTATTCTATTGGCAATCACATGAATAACTCCTAGTTTTTCTTGTAGTGATTGTGTATTGACTTCTGTATAGACTGCTGTAGCTATACAATGAACGTCATGCTCTGTCAGTTGCATGTCCATTATGGTTTGTAAACATTATACACAAGTGGATGAATAACATCTGCACCTATAATATCTATTATTTTTTTTCTAATAGAATCTTTATGCACGTTTACTACAAAACAACATGAATCTAATAATTCGCTATTAGTAAATAACCATTTAATAGCATCTATTTTGTTTTCAAAATTAATCTTATGATGATACTTCATATTTTTAGTACCTGATTTATTAGGTGCGTGTCTATATAAAGCATCTTCTACTGCTTGCGTTAGTATACATGTTAGCAATTTACCTTCTGGGGTATGTGCCAACACACTATTGTCATCAAAATCTATAATCTCTTCCATAATGTCTCCGTATTTTCATTAGGGTAATATAAATATTTCTTACTTGCTTTTGTATCGCAAAAACAACATAATTTGCTAGACAAACAATTTTGTATGTCATAAACAAGGAGCAAACTATGTGGACATCACCATCAGCAACTGAAATGCGTTTTGGCTTTGAAGTAACTATGTACGTTATGAACAAGTAATAACATTTAGAGAGGGTGTTCCTAGAAAGGAACATCCTCATCTACTGCTGCTTGTTTAGGCTTAACATCACCATCTTTTAGTTGTACAGATCCACTAATAAACTTACCTTTAGCACTTTCTCTAATCCAACCACTAATTCTAAATTCAATACCATCTACGTTAGCAATGCCTGTGTAATCTGGTCGTTTAGGATTGTCTCCCTTATCATTCTTAAATAAAGTAAACGTGTTTGTGTTGTCATATTCTGCCATTTTATTTTCCTTGTGTTTTATAAAAATTTGCTACTGTGCTACCTGTAAAGTTATCAGGATTACGTTTAATTAATTGACCAATAACTTTATCTAACTTTGCCATTTGCTTCTCTTGCTCTTCAATATCTAGCGAATGAAATGTTTCTGCATGTAATCCACTAGAAGCTTTAATTAACGTTTGCCTTTCTATGTCATTAAACATTATTTAATCTCCTTAAGTTTATTAATTACATTATCTACCTCTTCTAAAAACTTTCTTACTTCTGACTCTAATTCTTTTTGATACACTGGGTCTGCTTCTATACGCTTTACAAATACCTGTAAATGCTCTGGGAACATAGGGTTGTAGCTCACAAAGTCACACCACTTACGACCTGTAACCAAAAGTTGAAACTGGACTTGAGGAACGTACTTACTTGGAATATCTTGTGTCATTAATGTTTCAGTATGCGTACTTCCCATAGGACATTTAATCTCAAGAATACCATCATCACCTACCATACCATCAGGACTAGCACCAGCTTCCAAAGTAGGGTGTTGAATAAACCCTACTTCTTCCACTTCCCCGAATTGTTGCACATACTTTTCCCTAGCATAAAACTCTCTGTCAATACCGTCTTGCATTGCTTGATTAATATATGTTTCTTGCCTTTCACCTGTAAGCCTTTCGCTTACTAGCTGAATCTTATAGTTACGTCTAGATGCAGATTCACCACTCTTAATCTTTGCTAGTACATCAGCCACACGACTGGCTGTAACCTTTCCTAGCCGTGCTTGAAACCACTCTTCTGACCGTTGTTCCATTAGATAAAGTCCTCTGCTTTAGTATCTTTCATCTTGATAACTGCACCTGCACTAGCGTCAATAGCATCATGCTCTACAATCTCAAAGGCATTAGTCCATAAATATCTACGCAAGTAAGTTTGCACTGCACCTAGATTCTGAACGTCATGGCAACCTTTTAAAGCTGCACTTGACATAGGGCATTTAAACTCAATAAACTGTGTAACATCATCCATATCTGTAATAGTAAGAATTGCTATGTCTGTATAAAATGTTACTGTGCCACAGATACCCACCTCATTACAAATCTCTTGAATAGTAGGTAAGAAATCACCTAACTCAAAATACTTGTATCCTGCAAACTTGTTATGACCAGACTTTTTAAGGTCTGCTGTTTGTAGCTTTAATCTTGCTTGCATTAATTTACTGTGTATGCTCATCTTTTTCTCCCCTGTTACATAATTTAACGTCTCTAATACTTCCTTCTGGTGTTGTTCCATCATTACTTGATCGTAATGTTGTTGTTGACTCATTTGCTTTCTCCCATTTGTCGTTATCTTCTTTAAGTTCTTTTACAAGATCAGCAAGAATAACTGATATATGTTTTAAAGAATGTGCCATAAAAAATATCCCCAAAATATTACTAAAAACCACTTTACCACATAATAGAACTTTTGTGTAAACTTTTTTTGCAGTCTGTCATTAGTGATAATTCTCATAAATCTATCTACTTTCATATCTACTCCTAAATCAGAACAGTCACTATACTCCTAGTCAATTTTTATGTCAACAAGTATTTTAATGGGGGGGTATTTATCCGACTTTTATATTAGTTGACTATAATTTTTATACATGTTAATATGCCTTTACGTTAAATAAAGGAGATAAAAATGACGTATCAAGAGGCTGTTTCATACTTCAAAACAAAATACCAAATGGCAAAAGCATTAGGGCTAACAAGACAGGCTGTGCAGCATTGGTCTAAAAATTTAGATAAACCTATTCCAGAGTTGCGTGCATATCAAATTAAAGATATTCTAGCTAAACAATCTGGAGGTACTACTAATGATGCCTAGGAACTGGAAAAAATTTCAGCACTATAATAATAGATGTCCACCTTGGATTAAAGTACATAATGATCTATTAAAGAATCCAGATTGGTTTGCATTAAAAGATAGTAAAAGTGCTTGGGTTTTAATAAATATTTGGTTGATTGCATCAGAAGATGTTGATGGAAATTTACCAGATAGCAGAACGCTAGCATTTCGCTTGCAAATGTCAGAAGATGAATTGAATAAACATTTATCTGTATTAAATCAATGGCTTATTGAGAATGATAGCATAATGCTAGCATCGTGCAAGCAAAGTGGGGTTACAGAGACAGAGACAGAGAGAGAGACAGATATACATGTCAGTAGATTTAATGATTTTTGGAAAGAGTATCCAAGTAATAGAAAAGTAGGTCGTAAGCCATGTGAAACAAAATGGAAGAGAAACGGTTTAGATAAAATTGCAGATAAGATCATTACCCATGTTAAAGAGATGAGTAAAACTAAATCATGGATAGAAGGATTTAATCCTTCACCACTAACATACATTAATCAAGAAAGATGGGAAGATGAATTGCAAAAAGTTAGGAATCCGTGGGATGGTGCTAAATGAATATAGGTGACGCATTAGAAAAATTAACAGTCAATAAGGAAATTATAAATGAATATTATAAAGGTGAACATGCAAATGCAGAATTTCTTGTTAAGAGTACGGATGTTTTTACTGACGAGGTTGTTCGATATTTTAATTCTGAAATACACTCTGGCAAATCGTTGGGCTTCGTTAAGACGGAAGATGACTTCAAAATAAGACCTGCTGAACTAACCGTCTTGACAGGAGTGTCAGGGCATGGTAAGAGTATGTGGTTGTCTCAAATTATTTTATCTTTAATGAAACAAGATACTAAATGTCTGATTGCCTCTTTAGAGATGAGACCTGTATTAACTCTTGCTCGTATGGTACAGCAAACATTAAAGTCATCAGAGCCTACAGATGACTATATTATAAAGTTTTGTGATCGTGCTAAAGAAAAGTTATATCTTTATGACCAAACAGGCTCTACTACATCAGAAGATATGATTGCTACATTGTATTGGGGTAAGCATGTTTTAGGTGTAGAAGTGTTTGTGATTGATTCTCTTATGAAGATGTCAGATATTTCTGAAGACAATTATGAAAGACAAAAACTTTTTATAGACAGGCTTGCTACAACGTGTCGTGATTTAAACGTACATGTATTCTTGGTTGCACATACTCGTAAGATGGCAGATGAAAACGTAGTTCCAGATGCTACTCATATTTTAGGCAGCTCGCATATTCGCAATTTATGTGATAACATAATTTGTGTGTTCAGGAACAAGAAGAAAGAGTATGATATTGAAACAGGTGATAAGACAGAAGAAGAGTTAAAAGGTATTCCAGATTGCGTAGTGTATTTACAAAAGCAACGTAACTATCCTGTAGAGGGTAAATGGAATTTTTGGTTTGATAAAAAAGGTTTAAGTTACAAGGAAAGACCGTGACCATAAATGAATTTATAAAATATGTTCAAAAGTTGTATGGTGAAGATGCTACATACAAAGCAACATCTAAAGAAGGTGTAACTTTTAAATCTAAAGGATGGGATGAAAAATATGATTCGGTTCGTTTTGACGAAGTACAATTACGAAAACTTGATAACAAAAATCAAAGCTCTTGATTTAACTAAAAGGTGGCGTGTGAATATTAGTGAAGAAAAAGTTGTAAGGTCACTTGAACAGAATGAAAGGCTGTGGTCGCTATATGGGTCAATTGCTAATTACATTGGTGAAGATCCTAGCACAGTTCATGAGTTGTTAGGCTATAAGTTTCTTCGCTACCAAACAGAGATAGCTGGCAATCCTGTGGAGTTGGTTAAGTCAACAACAAAACTCACTACAAAAGAAATGACAGAGTATCAAGAAAATTGTGAACGTTGGGCTTCTACTCTTGGTTGGAGTTGGGAATTATGAGACAGCCAATTATCGATGGCATAGTTATATTTTGCATTGTATGGTTTATTGGTGGTGTTGCTAAACTCATTAGGTATTTTTATGAATTATCGTAGCAAGAAATTGCTGGAAGCGGTTCGTGAGTTTCCATGTGCTATGTGTGGTAAAGAAGACGGAACAGTATGTGCTGCTCATTCTAATCAATCAAGAGACGGAAAATCACTTGGAATGAAGGCAAACGACTATCGTATCGCTAGTCTTTGTTATCAATGTCATGATATGATAGACAACAACAAAGAGTTAGACAGAGCAGAAAGAATTGAAGCATGGGAATCTGCTCATCGTAAAACAATAGGTTGGTTGTTTGATAAAGGAGTAATTAAAATTGGGTAAAGGTTCTGGAAGAAGACCATTATTAATTTCTGAACAAGAAGCACAAGATAACTGGGACAAGATTTTCAAAAAAGAAAAGAATAGTCCTGACGTATCGCCACACGCTTATGAATACGAACTAAATAAATCTACAGGAAACGTAGAGAAAAGATTTAAAGACGGAACATCTAAACCTAACGAAAGTCAATTTAATGGCGACAAGCCCAACGCAGTTAAGCCTTAAGAAGTTAAGAGAAGAAGGATATCTTGTAGCTATTACAGAACGATGGAACGCTTTTGCAAAAATAAGACAGGACATGTTTGGCTTTATAGATTTGCTTGCTATTAAAGATGGTGAAATACTTGCAGTTCAAACTACATCTGCTAGCAACATGTCAGCAAGGGCTCATAAGATTGCAGATAGTGAGTATGTGGGAACGGTTCGTAAGAGTGGTATGAAAATACATATTCATGGGTGGGTCAAGACTGGCAGGAAGTGGGAATGTAAAGTGATGGATGTATCATAAGGAAAAATATGGAAGCTAAAGTTAGAGAATATAATGTTAAAGGTCGTTTAGTTCATATAGAAAAAATGCGTAATTTAATTTTAGAAACATTAGGTGATAAATCTTTAACCATTGCAGATATATCTCAAGAAATGGGTATGGAGCACAGAAAGATCCAATACATTGTATTAAACATGAAAAATTTAGGCATGTTAAATTCAACAGAACGTGAACAGCAGGGACAAAAGAAAATATACAAATACTTTAAACCTAAAGTTAATTTACTACAAAACATATTTCACCCTATGCCAGACTTTAGCGACAGGATCAAAGGCATTTATATTCACACTGAAGAGGAAGCTAATGCACATAGATAGGCTTAAACAGATTTTAGATGATTGGGCTAGATGGATGCACGCACCAAGCACAAAGCTAGGCTATCCAAGCAAGTCTTTGGGGATGATTAGCGGCGGTGAGTCTACTAGCGATGCTTTTGAAGACATGGTGTCAGAGATGGATATAACCAATGTCAGAACAATTGATGCAATTATAAGCAGCCTGCCCAAACATCAAAAAGATGCAGTATACGCTAGATACTTAAAGACATCTAAATACGATGACTATGAATACCAATTAGGGCTTGCCTTTGACAACATGCTATCTATGGCTTCTAGGCGTATAGTCGCTTGACACAAGTATTTAGTTATGGTATAATTCGCCTGTTGGGATAGTCTCGCCCATACTCTCCGTAATACATTTAAGCCCTTGTAAATAAAGGGCTTTTTTTTGGATAAAATATGAAGAAACCAACAACAAAAAAAG